GAGCAACCTTTACTATTGTTTTCCCAGACCGTTGGTTTGTATTTCCATACACACTAGTTTCTGAGAGCGGTGCTCTTGCACGTATTATGGAAGAGCCACGTCAAGTAACTGGTGGATATCAGTATACAATGAAGCTAGTATCTCCGGATCAAGCTGCTTTGGCTGCTACAGATACTACTGGTGATCTTTCTCCAGGTTCAATGTGGGGTCAGCTATATGCTAACGTCGGAATTGACTTCTCTCGTGGAAATGCTTCTAACTGGAGTGCACCAGGCTTAGTTCGTTCTAAGATTGGGACTATCCGTAAGTCTTATCAGTTCTCTGGTAATGCTAAGGATTACGTTGCACAGTTTGAGCTTCCACTAAAGGATGGTAAAACTACTAAGCTTTGGATGGACTATGAAGAGTATCGTCATATGCTTAAGTTTAAAGAAGAGTGTGAGATGTACTACTGGTATGGCCAGAAGACTCATGACTCTACAGGTCGAACTAATATGGTAGATGAGAATGGGCAACCAGTTGTTTCTGGTCCTGGTTTATTCGAGCAGATTATCAACAAGGATTCTTATTCTACTTTGACTCAGTCTAAGATTGAGGATGTGATTGGTGATTTATTCTACGGTATGACAGATGCTACAGACAAGCAGGTAACTTTATACACTGGTATAGGGGGAGCACGTGAGTTTGACAAGGCTATGCGTAATTACTACGCTTCTAGTTCTGGTACTGCAACATCTCCTGGTAGTTCTAGAGGATACTTGCAGACTTCAGATTCCAAGTTCATTACTGGATCAGGTCGTAGCCTTGGTGTTACTGGTTACTTCAACTCGTACGATCACATTGATGGTCATACAGTAAATGTAGTTAAAGTACCTCTATTTGATCACGGTCCTGTTGCTCAAGCTTCTAGGAAGCATCCTGAGTCAGGTCTCCCACTTGAATCATATCGTATGACGTTTGTTGATCAATCTACTTACGACGGAGAAAACAATCTTCATATGATTAATAAAAAGGGTCGTGAAATGTTGCGTTGGGCTGTTGCTGGTTCTGTGATCCCAAAGGGATTCTCAGGCAATGACACTCGCGCTAGTGATATAGACGGTGCTTCTGTGCACATGTTAAAGACAGCTGGTATCCTGCTTCGCAGATTCGATACTTCGCTTGATATGACTTGTACTGCATCGTAATTTGCGTTTGGTTTGCAAAAAGGGGGGAGTCAATCGTGAATCCCCCCGATTTGCATCAATATATATAATATAGTATTAAGTTATTCTTTCACTTAAAAAGAACAGCTTAGTTATTCTTTCTAAACTTTAAAAGAACATGAGAAAAATTTACGTTAGGCGTAAGGAGACTACTGGTTTCCTACCAAAAGAAGTCCTTGTTGGGGCTCGAGTTACAATTGGTTCTATCTATGTAGGACGACAACCACTCAAAGGAGTGGAAGGTGAAGAAGCTAAAAAATACCTACCAGGTGTTTTAGGCATTCCATATGATCATCCAGATTTCCCCGCAAGGGAAAAAGATTACTGGGCTAGTCTAAGAGTTAAAGTCCCGTTTGAGGGAAAAGAACTTGATATTAGTTTACATGATGATGGGAGTCCTATGAATGTAGAAGATTATATTGCATACAAATGGTGTGTAAAGCATAGAATGGTTGCTGAATCTAAAGAAGAGATGAACTCTACTGCAGGAAAAAAATTCTATATATATGATCCTAAAAGAGATCTATTGAAAAAGAATAAACAGATTCAAGTGGCTAAAGATGCTGATAAAGAATTTCTTAAAGCATCTACAGATGTGAAAAGAATGAAGAGATTATTAAGAGTACTCAGTAATGCTAATCCTGATAAACTTACTGATCTTGAAGTTGAGAATACTTTGTATGATCTTAAAACTAAATCTTCCGCTAAATTTTATAAAGCAGCTGTAGATAAAGATTTAGATCTTAAAGATGAGATTGCAGAGTTAGTGCAACAAGATATTATACGTAAGATAGGTAATCAACATATTCATGGGGATGAAACTATCGGTGAAGATTTGAGTGATACCATTGTGTATTTTAAAAATAAAAAGAACTCTGGAGCAATTAATGCTCTAAGGGCTAAACTTAAAGCCGTCAAGTGACAATTGAAGAGATGCATATAGCTGTTAACCTGGGAGTCCAAAAAATTGGGTCTTTCCAGGTTGACAATCTCTTGCCTGAAGAAATAGACCATGAACTTAATTTAGCTCAACGTCGTTTCATCAAGCAAAGATATTCTGCTTTATCTAATGTAAAGCAGGCTGGCTTTGAGCATTCTCAAAAAAGATTAGATGATCTTAGAAATCTAATTGAGGATTTTAGTGCTTATGATAATAATTACATGGGACCTCTTTATACATCAAGTTCTAAAGGAGAAATTTTTGTAGATAGATATAAATTACCATTAGATTATATGCATTTAATAAGTGTTAGAAGCGAGGTGAAAGATGGGTGTCAAAATGCTATACAAATAAAAATTAGAAAAGATGTCCATGCTTATTTACGTATTCCAATTACTATTAATTTAAAAGGATTTAAGCTTGTAGAAATATATCTTGCTAATTCTGAAGGAGGAGCAACTTTAATTAAAAGTAATCAGAACGGTTTAAATATAGATGACTTAAGGCAGGATAACTATCCTTATGGGCTAGAACCTAGTTTATCTTCTAATGACACATTTAGTGATCTTACAAGTAATAGATTATCCGCAGACTCACCTATAGCAGATGCTAATGAAATTTTCTTAAAGCGAATAAATCAAAAGTTTCATAAATTACACGGTCATGGGGGTGGGGGTTCTGGTACCGCAGGAGCATATGGTTTTTTAATATTTATAAACTCTTTAGGAGACAAAGAAACTATAAATATTATGCAGCCTGATAATCATGTGACTAGTCTATCGCGCGTACATGAGGCTAAAGGTAGAAACTTTTTAACTAAAAGAACACTTTGTAAATATGTTCAACAAGATGATATATATAAAGTATTAGATGATCCTTTTTCTTCAACAAAAGCTGCAGCACCGTTGTACACAGTTCAAGAAAATTTTGTAGATTTGTATTCAACTATAACCTTTTTACCAACTACAACAGTAATAAAGTATTTACGGAGACCAGCCCGGATGAGAAAAGCAACTGGTTCTGGTTCCGAATTGCCTGAACATACTCACGACGAGATCGTAGAGATGGCAGTTAAAAGCATTTTGGAGACAATTGAGTCTCCAAGATATCAATCACAATCTAACGAAGTGTTAGAAAGTGAATAATTTTTTATTAATCATGAAAATATAAATAATCATGAATCAAGTTTTTATTTCGAATCATATGGCCGGAATCCAGGCCAACGCTGATCACGCTCTTTGGGCTTCTTTAGTACATACAGCAGGAGCTGCTGACGGTCACGATGCTGCAATGGTAGGTATCTGGGACCCATACGGTCAACGATTCCTCGACGGTACTAGTGCCGCATTGGGACTTATTAATCCTCAACTTCTTGCCGGTATTGGTGATGGTGATGGAATCGTTTTCCCAGGCATAGCTGACGGTACAGGTATTGTAGCTGATGCTGATGGTATTGCTACAGGAGACGAGGCTGTTAACATTACCCCTACTAGCCCTACTTTCTTGAATAGAGCATTTCAGATTGTTCAAGCTATGCCTAGTGGTAACGCAATTGCGTCACCTATTATTCATACTGGACAACTCAAGAGGTTGAAGTGGGATGTTAGCATCTCACCAGCAAAGCATAAATTGGATATTAACACTGATGCGGGTCTTGACCTAGGTGCTACAGTTGCAGCAGATGATGAGATAGTTCTCATATTGACTGTAAGATTCCCACAGGATATTGCATTTTACGAAGCTCAAATTAACCCAGGAGGATCTGTAACTAATATTACTCCTACTTTATCTGCTGCTTTTGATAATCCTAAGCGTCTTTATAAAGTAACGTATACTGCTACAGATGCTACTGCAGCTACTCAGTCTGCTGGTCTTGTTACAGCTATTAATGCGCATAGTACAGTTAGCCAACTTGTTACTGCTGCAGATGATGGTGATGGTATTACTGTTGAAGCTAATTTCTACGGAATGATCATTGATGCTACTGTTACTAAAAATGGTGACAATGCATCAGGTGCTCGCACTGACGAGGCAGATATGAGAATTGGTGTTGGATCTTATGCAGAAGTTATTTCTGCTGAAAAGAAAGCTCAATACTCGCAAGGGCACTTCAATAGAATGTACTTACCGACAGGTGGAGTAACTAGTGCATCTGCAACTGCTGGAGGTTTATCTTCTGCAACAGTATTATACAATAGACTTACCTTGGAGTACACAAACTCTAATAATGTGATGCCTGGATTTAACAGTCAGGGTAACACTAGTGTTGCTACTTTGTACGCTCCTAAAGCTACCTATGCTGCTCAAGCTACTCAAAAAGCAGTGGAGGCAACATTTGGACTTATAGATGCTACGGCAGCTAACGAGTTTAACTGGTAATTATTAATCTATAAATTAATGGGGAGTACAATTCCGTGCTCCCCTTTAATACTTTTAACTTATGGCATCTAAAGCAGTATATAACGACACTAAGATTAGGGTAAAAGGCACAAAGTTGCAACCCAGAACTAGATACACAGTTGAGGTTACAGATCTCACAAGTGGGGCGCAAGCTTCTTTTTCACAGAATTCTAGAAGAGGAACCTTCACTAAAACTGTACATCTAAAAACTAAAGGTGTTGTACGTACTGTTATACGAGATTCTAAAGGAGGAGTAGTTAAGGAAAGCTACTCAGTCTCTACTGCTGAAATAGATTGCTGTATAGCAAAACTTGTACATGATGCTATTAATTGCACATGTAAATGCAATAAGTGTGATGAAGATTTAAAGAGAGCACAAACTATACATCTACTGCTACAATCTGCAAAACATGAAGCTCATGTATTAGGGGCAGGTGATTTGGCAAATGCTAAAGTATTGAAAGCTAAAGAGTTGTGTACTGAAGTCTGCGCTTGCGGATGCTAATACAATTATAAATGGCCAAAAGTTATAAAAAAGTTAGTACAAAAGGTTCTAAAGCAACTACTACTAAAATCTCATCTTCTTCAGGTGGTTCTGTAACTATTTCTACTGGAGGTGGGGGAAGTGCAGGGAATGGGGGAAGTAGTGGTAGCGCAGGTGGTGGCAGAGCAGGTAGTAATTCTAATACGAATGATTTAAATTATAGACCTGCTAGACATTTTTATGTAGTTCCTACTGAGTCAAGAAATGATAATAATCATAATGCTGCTACACTCATAGTAGCCCCATATAGAACTTATTTAGGACAAGTTGGTCCATATGTAGAAGCTGATGGAAAAGTGGCGAATGATATTGATGGAAAATTTTACATTAATTCTGAAGGTTTTGCTGAAGTCGTAGGTGTAGTCCCAATCTCAATAAAATTTGATGATACTGGTTTTCGTCCCATAGCTGACGGTGAAGAGATATTTAAATATGTAGAGAGTATAGATTATAGATATCTACCTTTTGGGCATAAAGAAATTAGAATAGAATATCATAATACTGATGAGGATTACGCTCTTCTCATAATTCAGTTTAATGTTTTATTTAGTGACGGATCTGTTATTACTGTAAAACAACCTATAGTATCTAATCTTTTAACGAAACCTCTTGGT